GATTATCTTTTTGCGGTAATTTATCCGAACACAAAAGCAGCAGTAGCAACTGTTGCGGCTTTGCCAGTGGTTGGTAACACTTTAAATGATTATCGTGTTGTTACTGACGATGGTGATGGGAATTCTGCAGCCTATAGGTGGGAGCAGAGAGAAGGAGAAGCTTCTCCGTCATGGCACAAGGTCATGGATGTGGATTGGAGCACGGACTCTATTTTAGCAGCATTTTTAGATGTGACTCAGGATCTTTATGTCGTGAGAAACGGCAGACAGGACTTAGATGCTGCGGGTGCAGTGGTTACTGGTATATATGCGGGTCAGGTTGTTTATGGTGGTACGCAAGCCAGTCAGAATTTAACTTTACGAGCGAACTCGGGCGATGGAACGGGAGCGCATACAGGATATGTTCAAGTTGACGACAATTTTCGTCCTAGTGTTAATGCTACTTACGATATTGGCACAGCAGCTATCAAGTTTAAGGATGCTTTCTTTTCAGGAACATTCTCGGCAGGGACACTTAGTGTATCTAGCGGCAGTATTATTGATTCTAGCGGTACTGTTTCTTTCGACAACGAAAACATCACTACCACTGGTAATATTACAGGCGCGGTAGTCACTGGTACTACTTCGATTCGTGCTGATGTTGGTGGGCAGCAGATAACACTAGTACCTGGTACGATAACGGATACTACAGGGACGATTTCTTTTGATAATGAAAATTTAGTAACTACTGGGACTTTAGGTTCTGGTGTTTTAACGGTTACAAATTTAGGTGACACGTTTATTTTTAATCCTGACAATGGAGCTTCGCAGGCATCTATTGCAGTGACACAGCCAGCGATTACATTTGGCTCGGCCAATCTTGTAACGACGGGTACGTTGGGAGCTGGTGCTAGTACGCTAGCATCCGTAGCTGTTGATAATTTATTTTTAGATGCGAACACAATCACGACTACTGCGGGAGATTTAATTTTATCTGCTTTTGCTGGTCAAAAAGTGGATGTGCAGATTGCTCTTGCTACGCTTGGTATTACGACCACGGGCACGCACGGGATTACGGGTATTTTGAATGTTGATAATTTGAGGCTTGATGCAAACACATTATCGTCAACAGATACTAATGGGAATATTGTTATTGATCCTGATGGGACTGGAATTATTAGTGTGGCGGCTCACGTTGTTCCTTCAGTAGATGCAACGGACACTTTAGGTGTATCTGCAAATCGCTTTTTAGATTTATTTTTATCGGGCGGGATTAGTGACGGAACGACATCGGTATCTCAAGCAACTTTGCAGAGTCTTCGTGATATTAATGCATCTGTTGCTACTGGCTATACAATTTTCTGGAACGGCACCAAGTGGGTGTCAAGCGAGCCAGACACGGAAGTAAATCATCCTGACATCTCAGGTCTTACAACGGGTGATAGTGGGCATACACAATTTGCAATGCTTGCGGGTCGCGCTGGTGGTCAGACGCTACAAGGTGGGACTGCTGCAAGCGAGGATTTAATTCTTGAGAGTACAGCAAATGCAACAAAGGGTGAAGTTCAGACGAAGGACAATTTGGTTCCTTTTACGAATGCTTCTTATTCTGGTGGTTGGTCTGGGACTGATTTAGGTTCTAGTTCTCTCAATTTCAAGGATCTTTATACTAAGGGTGAATTAAAGGGCGGTCGTGTAGAGAATTTTACAGACGCTACGTTACCTGCAGCGAGTGCTCAGAACATAGGTCGATTGGCTTATGCTACGGACACGAAGAAACTTTACGTTGATAATGGGACTGCATTTCAGACGGCGGGTGTTGCTAAGTTTGTATCGGATACATCTTGGGATGGGATCATCACACTTTTAAATACTGATGTGAGTGCTAGCATTCAGGATGCACGCAACGCACAGTGGCAGCTTCGGGATAATGCGAACAATTTTGAAATAATGTATGTGAGCATACTCGCAACTAGTGCGAGCAATGTTAGAGTGACAACAAACATACCACTCCCTTCTGGGAGCTATAGGTTAATAGGGCTTGAATAGGGAGAATTAATGGCAAAAATTTTTGGGCAACTTGAGAAAGCACAATTAGAAAATACGACATCGGACACGGGTAGTTTGCCAAAGGGAACGGCTACGTATCGAACTGATTTGAATTTACCTAAAGTTTCAAATGGTACGACCATGAAGACTTTAGTGGATACGGATACCTCGCAGTCGTTAACCAATAAGACGCTTGATAGTACGAACACATTATCGAGTCCTGTTGTTACAGGTGCTTTGCAATTGCAAGAGATTTCGACTCCATCGACTCCCTCTAGCGGTAATGGGAAAGTTTATTTTAAATCTGACGGGTTTTTATATCAGTTAAATGATGATGGTACTGAGACAAAAGTTGGCGCAGGCGGTGGCGGTGGTATAAACTACCTATCGGCAAATCCTGATGCTGAAAGTAATACCACGGGTTACGTGACGTATGCGGATGCTGCTGCAAGCAGACCTGTTGATGGTACGGGTGGTTCACCGACTTTAACTTTTACAAGAACAACTTCATCTCCCTTGCGAGGAACGGCTAGTTTTTTAATTACAAAAGATGCAGCTAATCGTCAGGGTGAAGGCGTTAGCTATGACTTTACAATTAACTCAGCAGATCAGGCGAAAGTTTTACAAATTAGTTTTGATTACCAAATCGCTTCGGGGACATATTCAGGAGGCACATCCTCTACTGACTCTGATCTTATTGTTTACATTTATCGTACTACTGCAACGGGCAGACTTATCGAGCCGTCTGTTATTAAACTCGATGGTGGTGTTGTAGGAGTTAATTATTCTTATCGCGGAGAATTTCAAACTGACTCAGACGCTACTGGCTACAGATTAATCGTTCACTGTGCGACAACAAGCGCAAGTGCGTACACAGTTAAAATGGATAATTTCATAGTAGGACCTAGCAAAAATATTGCGGGAGCAATTGTTACGCCTTGGACAAGTTTTACACCAACCGGTTCGTGGGTAACTAACACCACTTATACTGGGTTCTATCGTCGTGTTGGCGATACCATGGAGATTCAATATAAGCTTGCCTTAGCGGGAGCTCCAACTTCGACAGTTCTTTCTGTAAACATGCCTTCTGGGTTTGTAATTGATTCTACAAAAATAGATTCTGATACAGATAATTATGCTCTTGGAGACGTGTCTTTGTTGGATTCTGGTTCAGCAACATGGACTGGTAGAGCTCGTTATGTGGGAACAAGTGCTTTTGAGATACCGTATGTTCAAGCATCCGGAACACTTGCAAATACCACACAAGTAGCACCGTTCACGTTTGCTAATAATGATGAAGTTCACATCAACGTGTCAGGGATTCCCATCGTAGGTTGGGGAGCAACCGCAACATTAGGACAAGACGCTGATACGCGAGTTGTTGCTATGAGAGCACAAGCCGCAACACCAACAGGACCGACCGATGGTTCGGGGCCAGTTGTTTTTGGAACTGCTCCGATCTTTGATACTCATGCTGGATATTCTACAAGTACTGGACGATACACAGTTCCAGTCGCTGGGTACTATAAAGTTAAAGCTCAAATTAATTTATCGGGCACAGAAGCTGTAAATCAATTTGTTATTTTTGGTGTTTATAAAAATGCAACTGTTCAGCAATCTACCACAGGTAGAATTCAATCGACTACGCTAGATGATACTTGTCATCCATTTGATTGCACCGTTTTTGCAAATGCTGGCGATTTATTAGATGTCCGAGTGAATACAAACATCACGGGCGTTGCATATAATGCGAACGCGAATAATAATTTTATTGAAATTACACGCATGTCAGGACCTGCGCAGATTGCAGCGAGTGAGAAAATTGTAGCGCGCGCAACATTAACAACTGCTCAAACTGGAATTACCGATAAAGTTATTCCTTTTAACAGCGTTCAAATCAACACCCACGGGGCATTTGACGCAGTTACGAACATTGGAAGGTTTACAGCCCCCCGTTCAGACTATTACAACGTATTTTCTTCAGTATTAATAGGTGATCTAGACGGAGTTACAAATCCTAGATTATTCATTCAGAAAAATGGCGTGGATGTCGCTCAGGGTTTTGGGTGTAATTTATCCGCAAGCACCACAAATGCTCAATTACAGGTATCAGATGTCATACAACTAAACGCAGGACAGTACATAGATATTTTTGTTGATGGGGATCTGTCTTTTAGCATTGATAACACTAACAACAGATCATTTGTTTATATTCATAGCGTGTAGGTCATATAACTTAAACCTGGGGAGGGTGATATGGATTTTGAAATTGTTAAAAAGGCTCTAGAAATTATTCCTGATGTAATCGCAGCGCTGGTAGTTTTTGCTACCGTGCTAGTGCGTGTTACACCCACGAAGAAAGATGATGCTCCTGTATTATCTTTAGGTGGGAAAATTTGGAAAGCCATTCAGTGGCTTCCTACTGTGGGGATTAATCCTCAAACGAAAGCTCTAAAAGTTGCTTATGATGAAGCTCGAGCAAAACTTGAGGTTATGGAAAAAGCAGTTGAAGACAAGAAAGATGTGGGTCCTGCAGGTAACGCTTAATGGCGATTATCAAGTTGATTGAAAAGATATTCATTTGGGTTGAAGCCCTGATTGGATATCTAGCTGCGCAGAGAGATAAGAAAAGGGTACAGGAGGCTAAAGATGAAGCAAAAAAACAACTTGATCAGCGGCCTCTTGAGTCTCTTACTGGTGATAGTGGCGGTGCTACTAGCCATGAATATCCTGGGCTGCAGCACGGGCCAAAGAAAGATCGATCCGACTCGGGCGATGGCAGCAAAGGCTCCGTGCCCTGAGGTCGATGTAGAATTGTGGCGCATTGATCCTCAAGCGCTAGAATTGTACAGGTTAGTGGATGATGAGAATGAAGAATTTTTAAAAATTCAGAATTCAAAACTCATGCATCAGTTTATCGTAATCGATATCGAAGAGTACGGTAAACTTATAGAGGCATTCTTTAAGGAATGCAGGAAGGGAGATTTATGAGTTTTAAATTCTCACCTAAGAGTGAAATGAATCTTTCGCAAACTCATCCTGATCTTCAAAAAGTTTTCAATGAAGTTATTAAGCTTCATGATTGTTCTGTCATTTGTGGTTTTAGATCTGAGTATGAGCAAAATAAGGCATACCAGAATAATTCTTCTAAACATAAATGGCCAAATTCAAAACACAACAGACATCCAAGTATGGCTATAGACGTAGTTCCATATCCTTTGGATTGGAAAGATTTTAAAAGATTTTTCTATTTTGCAGGAATAGTAAAAGCGGTTGCCTCTTCACAGAATATAAAACTTCGATGGGGTGGTGATTTTAATATGAACGGTATTTTTACCGATGAGCGTTTTGTGGACCTTCCACATTATGAGCTCTTGATAGGGGGTACGGTGTGATTACACTTACAAACGGGTTTAAACTTCCAGAGACAGGTGATTTTGGCGATGTATGGTTTCCTGCTTTAGAGGACAACATCAATCAGATCAATGATCATACCCATAATGGCACGGACTCCGAGAAGATTGCATCCACGGGTGTAGAAGCTCAAAAAGTCACTGTTCTCTCAGGCGCTTTTGCTGATCAAGGCGATGGGTATTGGAGGGCAACGGTCACATTTCCTGCAGGCACTGAGTACGATAAAATGCAGATGATTGCCCGTGATCCTACAACGGGCGAGGCTGTTTATTTAAGGCACGCAAAACTAACCGCCACTACGGCATACATTTACACTAACTTCGTACAAACATTTGATGTTTATTTTATATCATGAGCATAGAGACACAACCTTTAGAGGTTATCGATTTCACTGGTGGGATAACGGACTACTTCATTGATGGTCCGATTAATAACTACGAAGAAGCTGATAATCTTTTAATAAATGTAAATAAAAAGTTATTCACAAGATTTGGTTCTGCTGTATTCCATGATGAGCAACTTCCGCTGGGAACTTTTAGAGTTAACAGTCTTATTTTCTACGAGTCAGATCTTTTCGTGTTTCAGCATAGAAGAGCATATCGTGTATCAGGTGGGGCTTGGGTAGAGCTCGAGGGTCCGCCATCGGATGGATTTTTCCCAGTAGGTTCTACTGATTTAGTTATTTCGTTTTCTCAGTGGCAGGGTCACACGTTTTTATCGAACGATGAGTATTCTCCTCCGCAGAAAATGTACAAAGATAGCGGTGGTGTATACAGAGTAAGAAACGCAGGGCTTCCTGCAGTTCCCGCAGGCGTAGTTGTACCAAATCCTACGGGTGCTGGTGAGACTTATTTATACGCTTTTATTCTTAGTTACGATTACACAGTAGGTTCTGTTTTGTTTGAAGACAAAGGGCCTGTGTACCTGTATCCGACAGCGGTAACGGGCGGGATTATTTCTGGTGGTAATACTGTGAGTATTACTCTGCCGACAACGCTAGCAACTCCTGGAAACTGGGATTATACAGCTTTTAAAGTTGAGATTTATAGAACTGCAACTGGTGGGGATACTTTCTACAAAGTAGGCGAGACAACTTTTGGCACAACTCCATTTGTGGATAACGTGCCTGATGCGACATTGCAGGCAAATGAAACTCTGTACACCACAGGAGACGTTGTTAGTAATGGTACTCCTCCGAAGTGTAAATACTTGCATGTCGTTAACGACACAGGATATTACGCGAACATTCTTGATGGCGCTGAGTATAAGGAATATCTAGTACTGCAATCAGTACCAGGAGATCCTGATAGTGTACCTGCGGAATTTTTTGCAGAGACTGAGCAAAAAATAGTAGGTCTATCTAGCATTTTTGATAGGCCCTTAGTTTTCTGTGATGATTATGTTTACCGTATTGATGGTAGGCGAGATGAGCTCTCAGGCGGTGAGATGATTCTCACTCGTATTGATGACAATGCTGGCTGCATGGGTCAGAACTCTATTGTTCGCACGCATAAGGGAATTTTCTGGGCAGGTAAGAACGGTTTTTATTGGTCCGATGGTTTCCAGGTAAAATTAATTTCAAAGAGTTTAATTAAAACTCGATATCCGAGATGGATTTCATCTGATCTAAGACAACAACATATCTATGGTGTGTATGATCCTGGTGAAGATAGAATTTACTGGACCGTTTATAACGGTGATAATTCGAGCACAAATGAGCCAGATAGCTGGGTAGTTTTAGATTTAAAATGGGGTATTCGAGATGACTCTACTTTCACTACATGTTCTGGGACTAACGATTCATTTCAGCCCACAGCTCTCGCTTTTAAAGACAAAGTTGTTTATCGTGGGGACACTCGCGGTTACGTTTTAAAACATGCTGAGGGAAATTACAGAGACATAAAAATAGAGGTGGGCGTGGATCCTGCACTTTGGCAGGATCTTACAATTGAGCATACTTATAAATCTTGTTTTGTAGATTTTGGTTCTAAGTTTTTACGGAAGTTTGTTCCAAGAATTCTAGTCTCTGCTGCCAATACAACAAATCTATCGCTTGCTATTTCGAGCTCTAATGATAACGACAGAGTGGTAGGGGATCTCAAGCCCATACGATATAGAAATAACGTTACATGGGGAGATGAGTTGCCTCTATGGGGCGACACAACTGTACCGTGGAATTTTCAAGGTATTATTGAGGAGTGGCGCAGATTTCCTGCAAGGGGTCTTCGCTGCAACTATAAACAAGTGACATTTACAAACGCTATGGTTCAGATTTTCACATCCGAGTTACTGGGTGCTGCAACGGTAGATAACGTGGCAAATACGGCAACTCTAAGTGGTAGCTCGCAGTGGATTTCAGAGATGGTTGATTACTACATTGCATTCGAGTCGGATAATTACGTTAATGAATATTTGATTACAGCGCGAACGCCAACGACGATTACTTTTAGTGCGGGTGTGCTAGAGGCACCGACAGGATCTCAGGAATTTATTATTCGAGGTAAACCCAAAGGGGAGGTGTTAGAGCTTAACGGGTATGTGATTCATTGGCAGTATTTGTCGAAGACATTCAAACCGTTTAGTTCTAGCAGTCTTGGAAGTGCCCCCTAATGGCGAAACTGCGCACACTTAGGCTTCTTTTAAAGGAAATTACGGACACATATGTCCAAGAGAATTTCTATAAGCTTAAACTTTATTTAGATGATCTAGAGAAGGTTCTAGATACGGGTATCACAGGGCCTCAGGGTCCTCCTGGTATTTCAGGTCCTGCAGGACCTGTGGCGACTACAGTGCCGCGTCTTACTCAGGAGTTTGATACGGATGTGGGCACTGCAGTTGGTGATCTTGTTTATCTTAACGGGACAAACACAGTTACAAAAATAACAGCTAACACATCGGCGATAATTCCCAGTGGGATGTTCGGGGTTGGTTATTTCAAACCTGTGGCAACAAAAATTGAAGTGATGTTTGTAGGTATTGGGGCAGGCTATGCGGGGCTCACCCCTGGTGGTCCTGTGTGGATATCGACAAGCGGTGTTCCTACGCATACAGCACCTGCAACTGGGATGGTACAGCAAATTGGCTTTGCTATTTCAACAACTGAGATATTCTTTAATTTAATGCAACCTGTAAGGAGGAGTTAGATATGGCTAAGAAAAAGCCTGAACCTGATCTTAACGAGGATTTATTTGGTGAGAAGAAATTGACAGGTGCACAATATTGGAAATGGCGTAATACTATTACAGAGATGTGGCTTGCAGAGCACAAGTTGAAAGCTGCTGAGATAGAGCTAAAGTTTCGTGCGAAAGAGGTCGAACTATTACAGGCAAAGATGCAAGTTTTTGTTGAGGCCACTGTCAAAGTTCGCAAATCGGAAGCGGATGAGGCCAAATCGGAATATTTTAATCTGAAGCGAGAGTTGGAAAAAGAGTTAGCAATAACTCTAGATGGAAAAGTTATAGATGATGTGACATTTGAAATTCGTGAACTAGAGGAAGAACTTAAGAAGCCTGCATCGGAGCTTAACCAATAACAATGTTTTTTAGAGAGGGAAAAAAGATAAATGGCACAAGTCAAATTACTTAAAATAGCTACCGATGGTGTTCCAGTTGAGTTTACAGAAGCGTCAGATGATATCACGCTAAATTCGTTTACCGTACAAGGCGGTGGACCTGTTCTTTCTGGCACTGGGCTAGATATGAACAACCAAGACGTGGTGGACGTTAACGATCTTACTTTTAATAATCCTACAAGCGGAACTATTAACCAAACTGCAGGTAACCTAATCATCGATAACATCATGGCGAAAGAGCGCCAAAACACAATGACCACGGCTGGTGGAATTGCGTTTCCAGTTATTGCTGATAGTGCTGGTGAAGTTGATGCTTTTAGATTGCCCGCTATACCTGGAGCTCCAACTGCAACTCCTACTGTAACTGGTGAAGGTCACACAGTTTGGGATAGCTCAAACAACAAACTTTATGTTTGGGGTGGATCGAGCTGGATTGACATTGCATCAAGCGGAACTGCAACTGACGTATTAAATAGCTACATTGCTCAAGTCGGAATTTCTGCTCGAGATGTCGTATATATCTCAAGCGCTGATAACGTTTCTCCAGCAGACGCTAGCTCAACTGCAACAAGTTATGCTATCGGTTTTGCTATCTCTACAGTGTTGGCCGCTGCTTCTGTTGGAATCAAGACTGACGGTATCATGGGTGGTTTCTCGGGTCTTACCACTGGAGGTAGATATTACCTATCAGCTTCAACGCCTGGGGCAATTACTGCAACAATCCCCACTGGAACAGGTAACACTGTTGTACAGTGTGGATACGCTAAATCCGCTACGGATCTTCAAATTCAATTGTTACAATTAGGTCGTAGAGCTTAATAATTTACGGCGGCGGGGGATTAATCCCCCGCTATTTTACGAGGGGGATAAATGGTAGATAAAGTAAAACCTTTAAAAATCGAAACTGGAGTTGATACTGACTATCTACCAACTGAGACTGATCCAACTGAGGATTATTTATCGGCTAAAGGCGTAGCGATCGAGAATAATGATAATTATTTAATTGATGCTGCAGCAGATGGACAAATCCAATACAAAGACTCTTTGCAAACAACTTATAGAAAATTAAATGAGATATACAATTTTTCTTATCATAAGATAGATTTAAATAAGACAGTTAAAATCCCTAACAATCAACACATGTTCACCAGAAATGTTGAGGTTAACGGATTCCTAGTCATTGACGGAGGTTTAATTTTAATATGAGTGTAGCAATAAATTATGCAATCCTGTTTAAAAACAGGGCAAGCCCAACTGAAACCGTGGACTCAGGTGAGGCGTATTTTTGGTTAGAGGGCACTACCTTAAAATATAAAGATGATACACAAACTGTTAATACTCTCGCGACTGGAGTTACTCCAGAGGAAGTTCAAGACATTGTCGGATCATTTTTAACGGCAGGATCTTCTAAGGTTGCTGTTGTTTATAATGATGGCGCAAACACAATGACGATTGATGTCGTCGAGAATCAAATTAACCATGATAACTTATTAGGGTTCGTGGCAAATGAACACGTAGATCACAGCACCGTTTCAATCACAGGTGGTACGGGGTTAACAGGTGGTGGAGATATTACAGCAAACCGAACTATTTCTATGCCTAATGTTGGATCCGCTGGAACATATGGAACGACATCTGCAATACCTCAAATTACTACAGACGCACAAGGGCGCGTAACTAATGTAACAGAACCTTCTATATCAATAACATCATCACAGGTTTCAAATTTTAACGAAGCAGCTCAAGATGCGGTTGGTGGAATATTAACAGATACAAGCTCGGTAGATCTTACATACGATGATGCTGGAAATACAATAAGTGCAGTAGTATTGCCTGCTGGAGTAAATCATAACTCGCTTTTAAATTATGTAGCAAATGAGCATATTAATCACACATCGGTGAGTATAGGTGCAGGTACGGGCTTAAGTGGTGGTGGAGATATTTCTGCAAATAGAACTTTAGATATTGCAAACACTGGTGTTACTGCAGGTACATACGGAGCTAGTGGCGTTCCGCAATTTACAGTAAACGCTCAAGGGCAACTTACGTCAGCAAGCAATGGCCCTGCTCTGGTCATAGGAGATAACTTTGAACAGTTTTTAGATGCCACAACGTTTACAACAACATCTAATGCTGAACAAGTTGCAGCAACATTCACTACAGCATCAAAAGCAACTGGAACATATAGAATTTCCGTCAATTGGAACTGGAGAATATCAGTAAATAACATCGATGCGATATTTAGAATTTATTTAGACGGTGTTCAAATTGATACGGAATTTAGAAAAGAGGCTTCTGAGACGGCAAATCAAAACTTCCCGTATAGTTGGTTTTTCTACACAACCTTCGGTAGCGTTTCAACGCATACGATACAATTGAGAACATTGAATGAAGTACCTGGTCCAACCATTTCGGTATTTGTGGTCAGAGCAGAAATATGGAGAGTTAGCTAATGAGCTTAAATATTTTAGAATTCACTAAAGAGATAATTAATATTCAAAAGCTTCATGATGATCTTCGTGAGCTAGAACTGTCAGGAGAACATTTTGATTTTATCAACGTAAAAGGTGCTGAAATAAAATTGCACTACACGCAAAACTTAAATCAATCTCAAATCGACGAGGTGTCAGCGCTTGTTAATAGCTTTGTTGAGGTGAGTGTTATCGAAGAATTAAATTATCTTTTGAGAAAACAGCAAGACGATGGTTTTGAAGTATACACCAAGGTTATTTCTCGAATAAACAGTGATGGGACTCTTTATACGGGCCTTGACCAAGGCCTAACGGTTTATCCAAACTTTTTAATGATAAGAAATCTTTTAAAAGACGGGTTTTTTGATTTTGCACTTAGATACGTGGTTAAGACTATTGCCCCATCTGGCATGTTGACGGAGGGCCAAATAACTTACGGCAAACAATTAATTAGAGAGGTAGCTAAAAAATACGGGGCTACTGATGCATATTTAGATCAAGTTGAGAATGAAGAGACAATATGATCAGAAGAGTGACAATTGTTTTAATGGGAATTGTCACGATAGGGCTTTTGATTTGGGATGTTGTTGCCTATCTGACTGGCGAGAATGCAACAATATCCGTTGTTATTACTGATTGGTCTTATTACACCCCATGGGTTCCATTTGTTTTTGGAGTGCTCATGGGCCACTGGTTTTTTCCAGCTAGAGGGAGCAAGGATTAATGGCAAAATTTTACACATGGTCTGAAATACGCACTAAAATAGAACAGGATCTAGATCTTGAGGACGAGGATTTTGTACGTCCTGCAGAACTACTATCCTACACAAATGAAGCTATCGATGAGGCCGAAGCCGAAATCCACGGTCTCTATGAAGACTACTTTCTAACACGCGGCACCATAACACTAGTAGTAGATACGGATGAATATGCGCTCCCTGCCAATATTTATGCGCACAAAATTCGCAAGCTAGTTTATGATAATGCAGGACGGGTTTATGCTGTAGATAGAATAAAGGATTGGGGAAAGTTCGAGGAGTACTCAATTCAAAAAAACTACGGTACTGGGGAGATTTACAGATATTTTATTTTAAACTCCACCGCAGGGGAACCGAAAGTTCTACTAGTACCAAAAGCAAAAGAGGCGGGCGCGTTTATTCAAATCTGGTATTTGAGAAACGCAAATCGCTTAGAAGTAGACGCAGATGTTTGTGATATCCCCGAGTTCATAAATTTTATTTTCCAATATGTGAAAGTAAGAGTTTATGAAAAAGAAGGACATCCAAACTTACCGAAAGCAGTAGCGGATCTTGAGCAGCAACGTGCACAAATGACTAGCACACTTGCGGCGATGGTTCCTGATGCTGGCAACGAAATTGAAGCAGATTTATCTGCGTATGAGGAGATGAGTTAAAAATGGCATCACAAGAAGAAAAAACATCAGCCACAGATATTGCCATTCGTGCAAAGAAAATGGTTCGCCCTGGTTACAGGGGCCCTACTTCTGGGACAACTGCCCGTGGAACATTGGGCGGACTCACAGATCTAACAAAATACGACACTCGAGCCGCTGATCGAATAGCTCAAGATGCCCTCAGAACAGGACCTTCTGCATGGCGTGGAATGATGGATCAGCAAATGGCCACAAAATACTCTGGCATGGGTGATCAGCTAGCACAACAACAAGCGGGGCAACTGGGGCAAGCAAGAGCATCTCTTGCTATGCGCGGAGGTCTTCGAGGCGGTTCTGCTGAAAGACTCGCAGCTCAGGGTATGCAAGGCGGACTTCTCGGTCAACAACGACTTGCTCGCCAAAAGTCCGAAGAAGGAATGGGTTATAACATTCAAGATGAACTCAATCGCCAAGCACAACTTGGGCAACTCGGAAGCTTGGATGCAAATGCTGCACAATTTAGAGGCCAGCAAAATCAGTTTAATATTGGAAATGCTCTGCAAACTATTGCAGGTAAAAATCAATTTGAGATGGACAAATATCGAGAAGAGATGACCGATCTAGCAGCTCAGCGTACTGCACATGCAACGAGATACGCATAGGATTTATGATGGTTGTGGAACAATTTATTCCTGAAAGACACTATGAGAAAGTTTGCTCATGGTGGGAGGGGCATGGGTGGCTTAGAATGCCACTCCATGCTCTGCCTTCTCGGGGATATATTGTTGATGATATCGCAGCAGGATTTTTATACTCTACAGATTCTGCCATTGCTTGGATGGAATTCATTGTTGCAAATCCTAAAGCAACTGCAAGGGACATCTACCAAGGTGTTAAAGATTTAGTAAATGAAATTGTAAAGGATGCCTATGATGATGGTTACACCATTATTTTTACCGCTGTTAGACACAGGGGTTTAGGCAAACTTTACGAGAGAAATGATTTTAAAATAACTGATTCAGGTATGAATCTAATGATGAGAGTGAAGGGAGTCGATTAATGGCTATAGGAACAGGAACAGCAATTGCACTAGGACTTGGGGCAGCTTTAGGTGGTGCTAAAGGTATAGCGAATAAAAAAGCAGGTAATAGAGATAGAAAAATCCGTGCTGCAACAATCGAAAATTCTCCTTGGACAAAGATGGGTGATCCTGGTGAAAGAGAGCGCCCAGGTATGCTCGATAGTGTTTTACAAGGAACATTGTCAGGGGCAATGATGGGGCAAGGCGTTCAGGGATTAATGACTCCTGCTGCAGCTACACTTCCAGGTAGCGAGCAAGGTATGACAAGTCTTATGAGCGGATCAGCTCCTGCACTTTCTACAAGTTCTCTTGATTCAGGCTTACTTCAACAACAAGCATTACAAAATCCATACATGCAACAAAGTACTTGGGGTGGGTTGATGCCAGGACGAGTCGCATGAGCACAGTAGAACAACTCCTTGCTCAGCAACTTGGCCTCCCTCAGCAATCTAGCTGGGAAGGTTTTCTTGGGCAAAATAAATCTATTCCTGGGGCTCCTTCGGCTTGGGGCGGAGTAGCGCAAGCTCCTGCTGCTCAGCAAGTACAACAAGCTCCTCAAAAACAACTCCCACTTACTGGCTACAGCACAGGTGGGATGAGCACACGCGATAGCGATGCTATTTTGAAAAAAATAAATGAACAGGGACTGACTTCTCGTAAACAACAAGAAACAGGGCTTGGCGATATTGAAGGATTGATTTCACAATTAGAGGGGGCTCCGCTTCCTACAGGTCTAGCAGCCGTAGATCTCACTCCATTTGCCGCAGCCGTTGATGCCATGACAGGATCTAATTTATCTGCCGTTGCCTCAAAGCTCAAAAAACCTGAGACTGCTCAAGAGCGAAAGATGAATATCCTAGGTCTTAAGCAAATCGCACAAAAAGGTAAGTCTGATATCACAGATAAAGATCTTGATCTTCTTAAGATGCAACTTCAAAACGCTCAGCAAAAAGAAATGTTTCAGTACGGTCTTCAAAAAGAAGGCATGGCTCTTGCAAAACAAGATAAACCTACTGCTGCACAATTTGATACTGGTGGGTACGCGCATCGCTTACGACAAGCTGAGGAAGTTTTTAATTCTCTAGGTCAAAGTGGATACGATAGAACATCACGTGAGCAATCTCTCAAGTCAGGTCTCTTCGGTGAAGCGCAAAGCCCAGAGCTAAAATCATGGGGACAAGCTGAGAGAAACTTTATCAACGCTGTTCTAAGACGTGAGTCAGGTGCTTCGATTAGCCCCACGGAATTCTCAAGTGCTGAACAACAATATTTCCCGCGTCCAGGTGATACACCAGACGTGCTAGCACAAAAAGCTGCTAACCGTGCTCAAGTATTTGAAACACTAAAAGCAGGATCCGGCTCTGCATACGGACAAATCCCAACTATAAGCGGCAAGGGTAGTGCCCCACTTCCTAAGGAAGGGGATGCCTATACTGATGAAAAGGGTGGGAAATGGAAAGCTGTAAACAAAGACGGCAAACTTAAGTGGGTGTCTAGTGGCTAAAGAGTATGAAGTAGGTAAGGCTCCATGGGAGCAAAAACCACAAGAATTCGATGTTGGTAGCGCTCCTTGGGAAACACAAACAGCTCCTGCGGTAGTCGATGAGATGCATCCCGAGATTACTTTTAAAGACAGAGCCATTTATAAAAATTTCGCAGTCGATCCTGAAGCAGGATTTAACTATCTGCAAAAGCAGTACCCCCAGCTTAATTTTAAAAAAGATGATAAGGGTGAAGTACTAGCTAAGAAGCCAGAAGAAACGGCTTGGAAAAAATTAGACCCGAGTGGATTTGATTTGCAGGACATCACCGACGTTGCTTGGGATGTACCTGCAGGTTTTGTTGAATCTGCAGCTACTGCTCTAGGCGGTATAGCAGGCGGTGCTGCTGGTGCTCCTTCTGTTGTAGGCGCAGTACCAGGTGCATTGCTAGGCGGTGCCGCTGCAGGTGCTGCCACAGGTGCGGGACTTGAGACTGCTAGGCAAGGCATTGGAAACTTTTTAGGAGTTGCCGATGGAATGTCAGGAGCAGACATTGGTACTTCTGCTGCTTTTGGCGCAGTATCTCCGCTACTGTTTGGAACAGGTGGGATTGCTAAATCAGGAGCAAAAGTTCTTGGTAAAGAAATTACTGAGGAAGCTGCCGAGCAACTAACTAAATCTCAGCGAGGCGCGCTTGGTGCAGGATTTGATTACGTAAAAGGATCTATCCTTCCAAAACTAGGACAAGCTGCATCGGGAGTTGACTCTGAAGTTCTAAAGTGGGCCTCGGAGCCCAAGAATCTACAAAAAATAAAAGAAGCGCAAGGAGATATCCAAGGCGTTACAATATTTGATGATCTATCAGAAAAATTCATTGATTCTGCAGACGATAAAAGAGGAAAAATAGGCTTAGCGCTTGGTAAAGAATTAGATAAGATAAAAGATATAGAAATTGATACAGGTGGGATTGTTAAAGAATTCCAAGATCTCGTCGGTAAATACAAAACTAAAGCGGAAAATCTAGGTACTAAATCAGCTCAAGAAGACTTCATGTTTGTTGAGCAAGCTCTAAATAATTACGTACCTGCAGATGTAATAGCAGGCGGTAAAATAAATGCATCGAAAGCTTTCTCTTTGAAAGATTCTATAAATGATATTTCAGGAATTAGAAAAGCTGCTACTGAAGGACTTGATACGAGAGCCTTTAAGCAATCTGTTGTTGAAAAAGATCTCGAAAGAGTTGCTAAAATCACGGCTTCAAAACTTGATAGCGCAGTTAATAAGCTCGCTGAAAGTGGTGGCTCTGAAGTTAAAGCTCTGAGAAAACAGTACGCAGACTCCATAAAGGACACCAGACTAGTTAACAAACTATTTGCTACTCCTGAGAAATCAGAAGCGTCTTTAAAAAGCATTATTACCTCAGGTGGCATAGCTAAGAAAAAAGGCGTTGGAGCATTATCGAAACGTCTAGGAATAGATATCTCAGATACTGCAAAAGAAGCTGTAGCTATCGGAACTTTCGCCAAACCTAATATTACAGCGCTATCCTCAGGTGGGACTGTCTCTACAGGTAGAATGATACCATTAGCAGCAGCGGGTGCTATTACTGGTGGGTATCTTGGTAATCAGGCTGGCGGTATTCCAGGCGGTGCTGTTGGAGGATCAACCGGAGCTCTTCTAGGAGCAATTGCAGGTGGTCCCGCAGCAATGAGAAATTACATGAGACTAAACGCTGCTGCAAATCGTGCTGGTAGATCTTTTCAAAGAGCGCTACCTGGACCCGCGGCTACAGGACAAACAGGCCTTAATATCTGGCAACAGATGAATGAAAACGAAAGGTAAAATATGGCAGAATTAGAGATTGAAATCGGTGAAGACGGCGCTATGGATGAGTACGAAGTTAAGCATTGCGCTGATATGGTTATGAAAGTTGAGACCATCAAGCAGGATCCTAAGAAGTGGGCTGCTGTTATGGAGGAACTCAAAACCAGAAAAAAAGCTCTCGATGGGCTAACTGGAATTGATAAACTTAAGGCAAAAGCTAAAGAAAAAATGAAGCCTGAGGAGCCCGAAGAATATTGATTGAGCTTCTTGTCGGTACGGCAATAACTACAATACTAGCTATTGCCGCCTTCTTCTTTCAAAAGTGGCTATCTGAGGTTGAGGAGAAGATAGCCGAAATCAAGAGAGAGGTTCGCTCTCTGCGTGACTCTAGCGCTGAATTACTCAAAGAGGTTAAATCCACGCGCTCTCAAATAAGCTCTGATCTTAAAGAGCTCCCACAGGTACAAGCCATGCTATCAAAAATAGAAACTCTCGATAGAGTTAAGGAGTTTCTAAGAAATGATTTTCTGCCTAAAATGCAGGAGAATCAAACCTACTTCGGACGAATCATTCACCTAGAAGAAAAAAGCAGCGACTTTGATAGCAAACTTCTAAAGATGTTTAAGGCTGTGGACTTGCTTGTGCAAAAGCGAGAGAAAGCTCCTTAGCTTTCGCTTCTGCCGCAGCTTCATCAAGGCTTGAGAAATCAAGAATCTGAGAGATACATAAGATCTCTGCAGGAGCTAGAGCTAGCTTTTCTAGGTGCTCTATTCTTACCGCGCTACGCTTTTCTAAAACAATCGACAGCTCTAGTAGCTCGGTCATTTCTTTTTGGTAGTCAGCTTTTGCTTTGACTTTTTCAGCACTCTCTTCGGTCTCCGCTTCATCTGCTTTTTTGCTGAGCAAGGGAGCATACTTTTGTACGATTTTAATGTACTGAGCTTGAGCTGTTTTAAGCTCGCTCTCGAGCTGCTCCACAAGCCTTGAAGCATTGTAGGAATCTTTGATGGATGGAAACCCTGCATAATTAGAAACTTTTTTAACCGTTTCTGCAAACTTCGGCGCAAGTAACCACTTGTATGAAACTGTAACTGACATTTTCTCACTCCTTATTTAAGCCTCCGCAATATTTGCGCTATCTTTTATACTTGGGATCTTACCACTTTGCGCAACTTTGTGAAGGCAGGAGTAAACTTCATTCCAATTTTCTGGGTGTACTAGTAACGCTAGGCCCTTAGCTTTAGCTATTTTTGCTAGATTATAGGCCTGCAGCTCAGTAGGTTTTTCAGCACTTGATGATTTGAGCTCCAAAGCTACAAACACGCCATGCACACAGAGTAGAAAATCAGGAGTGCCCCTTAGCGTTACCTGCTGAATCTTCACGAACCACGTGTTGGGGAGCGAATTCAAAAGAGGCCTGATCTTGTCCTTGAATCTCGTTTCTGGATTTTTCCGCCCCACACTCAGATTGTACCATGGACCTAGCTTGGGGAAACCCTTCCTGCTTTTTTGTCAAGTTTTCAAAACTATGCTCAACGCTGACTGTTAAGGGTAAGTGTTTATGTGGGTACGCGGTTTCCATGATCTCTTTGATCCTGGGCACAAGATCATACTCACTCTCATGAATCTCAAAAACAAGCTCATCGTGAATTGTAAGAATCATATGGGAGCGGGTTCCAAGTAAGAGCTCGTCGATTCTATTCATGCAGATTTTTATGATGTCGCTGCTGCCACCTTGTATGAGATAATTTGAAGCCCTGTAGCACTTATCCTTTTCAGGAAAGAAATAGCGTCTACCAAACCAGTTAAATACCCAGCCCCTGGTCTCTGCCTTTTCTATTACACTACGTATGAAAGTCTTCATCTCAGGAGCGGCTTTAAAAATAGCCTGCTGAATGGCTCGAGCTTTTTCTTCAGTCGTGTTTAATTTCTCAGCCAGAAGTTTTATGCCGCCCGAATAGATTGTCAGGAAGTTACACATCTTGGCTTCTTGCCTTGTAACACCTGCAAGCTTTGCTGTTGCTGTGTGAACATCAAGGCCGTTTTTTACTTCACGAATCAGGGATCTGGCGTCTGCTAGATCAAGCATTAATTTAAACTCAACGGCATCAAAATCTATCAGCACAAATACATACCCAGGACGCGGAATAAAAGCTGAGCGCACATCCAAGTCCGACTCCATGGGCTCATCTTGATCAGGCCTTTTTAGATTCTGAAGGTTTGGTTTGGAGGAACTGAACCTACCTGTAACAGCACGTGCAGGGTCGAAATTCGTGTGAATAACATCGTTTTCATCCCTATATTTCAGAAATGTAGAGAAGAAATCTAGCTTGTTTTTAAGCGTGCGATAGGTGATCACATGCTCTGCAGCCTCGTTAGAGAACTTCTCAATGATGTCGGTGACAAAGCTTGGGTTGTGTTTTTCAGTATATTCCCAGCTAGGCTTGTCTGTTTGGAACACTTCCTGAAACAGCTTGTTGCTCATTTTAAAATCCTTGCCCGTAAGTGCAGAGAAGCTCGCTACGGCATGCTCCATTTTTTCTTTGCAAAGGGCTAAAGATTTCTCGCAATAATGCCGATTAATAAGAGCACCGCGTGTTTCCATTCTAGCCAGTGTCTTCGTGAGTCGCGACTCATTCATACATACGTCTAACACTGCGGGAACACGTGGTGCTTCTTGCTTCCACTTTCTAAACTTTGATAGCTGAGACTCGCAAATCTTGTAGCAAACATAGGCATCCTGACAGGCGTACCTTGCAGCTAGTTCAAAAGGTAATTTTGTATAGTCAGGACCTGTGAATATATTATCGTTAATGAGCTTTTTCTTTTTTAGATTGTTATCATCTAAATACTGTCTGGCCTCATCGAGCTTTGTAAGCCCAATGCGTTTAGCGCAATCCTCAAGCGACATATCTCGCTGGTTATTATCCTCGAGCCTTGTCATGGATTGAGTGCAGTGGATGATCCCGTCGATAGTGAAACCTTCTACCTGCAGGAAAGCCAGATCAAATTTTGCGTTGTGAATAGCCCAGGTAATATCGCTATATTGAAATAACTGGGATATCTCTAGCAGTGCCTCGATAGGCAGAATGAACTCTTCAGGAACACCTTCATACTTCTGAAAATTAAAATAATAACTTTTGCTACCATCAGATAGGGCCATCGAAAATAATCGATCCCCATGGTATGGGAACAACCCCGTAGTCTCAAGATCTAGCGCTATCACATCGCAAATGGCTAAAGCTGCAATAACATCAGACAGGTTTGATCTTGAGACTACGAGAAAATCATCCATTTAATTCCTCGAACTAGCGGCTCTTCTTGTCCTATTCGGGGCCCTAGTCGTTGCTAGCACTCTGCTTCTTTTCACAGGATGCATACTCTTATAAATAAGGGAGTCAATAACTGCTGACATAGAGTCACCGCTTGATTTAGCAAGGCTGCGAACTATTTTACTAGAGTCCTTGCTGACATAAATATACATAACAGTGTCTCGTGTTCGGGTTTTCATTTTCACTTTTGTCCTTTCTATAAAACAAAAATTTTAAATTCTGCTTCAGATTTTTCTTTCTCTACCTCAGAGAGCTTCACTCTTTTAACCCAAGCCTTAGGATACGTTTCTCCCGACCCACAATCCTGCCACCTGAATTTTCTTTTCTTTGCTAGCTCTCTGTCGTCATAGCTGACCATGGCCTGAAGCACTACCCATGGTTCCTTAGATCTCTCTATGACTTTCTCGATATCACACGCTTGTAACACACGAAACATTGTAAGAATATCTAAAACTGCACTATGAGGAAATGGATTTATAAACCCACACTCTGCTGCCATGTATGCTAGCTTCGATGAGCCAAATTTATCGGCAGGTAAATCCTGCCCTGTATCAAGCCACGGAGTATTTTCTAGTCTGTTTCGAGGTAGCCCCATGCTAGTACATTTATGCAGCAGAAAGGGTTTATCAAAATTGTTGCCGTTATGGGCAACAATGTAGTCGGGTTTATGAACCCCAAGCTCCTGCTCCAAAAGCCATAATACATCACCAGGCTTCATTCCCCAGAGATCTAGAAAAGGCTTATCGAGTTTTGTAAGAGCTAGAATCTCCTCGCTCACAGCAGTAGCTATCTTGCAGTAATTCTGCCGCACTACAGGAGGAGTACTAAAGAGCGGGAGCTCCATGAAGACCCAGCTCACCTCAGTGAGCTCGTCCTCGTTGGTGAGCCCCGTTGTCTCTATATCAATTCCACAAATCAGCATCTTATTATTTCATATGTGGTGGGACGGCTCGGACTCGAACCGAGGCCTTTTCAGCGCGTCCATGATGAACCAATCGCCCTAGCTCGGAGTGATTAGGGAAAATAATGAGACAAAACCCTAATCGTTTATTTAGCTAGGAATCCACCCTGCAAACACACTTTTGAAATGTTCTAATTAAACTACCGCCCCAGATACCACATTCTAAAAGGCATCCATGTCGTTGGCTACAGGGCCTTCTGTCGTTTCTTTGACCTCATGCTCCTTAACTCTTGAGGGCTGCTTCTTCATGGTCAGGTACCACAGAGCCGCTTGCTCGATCTGCTCTTTTGTGCTCTCAGGACCTTGCTCAATAACAAAGGCTTGATACTTATTCTTATCACCCTCCATGAGCTTGCTTGAGAGTTTCCAGGTATTACACGCAGGCACAAGAGCTGGCTTACCTAAAAGCTTTCTTGTCTGATTTGTAATTTGAAGCCTGGCAAAAAAATCAGCTAGCTGAGTTCCTGCACGTGCTGAGCCAGATTTAAATTGTAATTTAATAATAGGAAGTGCCGTTGGGTCTTTCTCATCAGGAAGTAGAGCGTAAAAATTATACGCCTTCTGACGCTTCCACTTAACTCCTGCCACTTCATACTCCCAAGGATCATTAGCATTACCCTCAGTCCAAGCATGCTCATGGTCCCAGCGAAACATCCCACCATCGTACTTATTCTCAAGCCAGGTTCTGGTCATTGAGAAGGGGATAATCGTCACAGGCTTTTTAGCGTTCCCTAAAACCTTCTTATCAGTGGATCTAATGATATCGCCATTGACGCATGTTCCATCTTGCACAAGCTCACTTACGGCCTGCATGAGAATTGCTTTCGGGATCAGCAGCTCAGATGTGTCTGCTACATCAGATCCCCAGGCCTCCATCTCCGCTGCTGTCATCGTCGATAGCGCGAGATCCGTGTTTAGATCCTTTTTTACCACTTGCTTTGTTGTTTCTGTTGTTGCCATATTCCTCAAACCTTTCTTCTAAATATTGTAAAAATGCCTTCCGTAAGGCCATGTGCCTAACCACATCAGGAGATAAATTCTTCTGATCTGGGTGTGACCGAATTCTTCTAGCTTCCCGCTCCTCAAGATCTATTAAATAAGCCTCGCTCATTTCTTCGTGGCCTTCAGATAATAGTGCGTAGAGTAGGACTCAATGCCAGGAGGCATCTGCGGAATCCTACCCTCTAGCTCTGCGTTCTTTATGATCTGTCTCACATAGGAATTAAGCGTATTACTGTTAACGCTAATCATCCCATCGAACTCACCCTTGCTTTTTAGGTAATCATAAAACCTAGCGCGCTCCTCAGGAGTTGCAGGGAGTTTAACGGTTGATCTACCAACCTTTGTAATTTTACCAATAGGGGTTTCAAAATTTGTTAGCTCACTTGATTCAAAAACATTTAGAATCTTTCGCTCTAAATCTTTCTTGATCTCTTCTTGTCGATCTAATTCTTCTTTAACTATATCGATCTCTTCTTTTACTTTTTGAAAAGCCTCGCACAAATTAGACAACTCTTTTATCGTCGTCTCATTTGCCTTAATGTCAGAAATGGCATCTTCTGCCCATTCTTTTGCCAAATTGTTTAATGCCGTCATACTTAATCCACTCATTTTTAACTTACTCCTAATTGTTGTGCCCTACGTCTTACGTACTCAACGGCAACAGGGATCCAAATATCTTCTCTCTCACCGTTACTATCACCCCAAAGATTCTGAGAGTGCCAGCCCGATAAAATCTTAGGCAGCGGCTGCTTTAGCTTCCTGCCCAGCATCGCTTCAAACAATGCAGGAAACCCTTCCCCACAGAAATCATGTATGAACTTCATCGGATAAGTTACCCACCACCTCGCTCCGAAAACATCGAGATGACACCACAGAGCCTTCATCACTATGTCACGCGAGTAACCAAGTTTGTTTTTACGTGTGTATAATTGCGGCGATAATACCCATAGAGGTCCGCCCATAAACCAGAAGTGTGCCCAAAAAGCTGCCTTCCACTTCCATCCAAGATCCCTCGATGCTAGTGCTAGCACCGCAGAGTTTACCCAGAACTGAGGACCCGCCATCGGCTGCCCCAGACCCTTCCAACCATCAGGACAATAATTCAAACCAAAGTTGTTACACCGAGACGATACCCATCCCGCTGCATCCCACATGTTGGACTTAGCTCCCAGGTTCCACAAATAATGTTTTGCCGCAGCTCTTAGAGCCTCCTTAGGACGATTCGCTTTATCAAGCAGAGAGTAAGCAAAACTCCACGTGACCACACAGTCCCCACTGGTGCGATACCCCTCATGCCTACCATCAAAGAATCTTCTTAGGAATGCTCCGTCTTTGTAGATAAGGTACTCAAGTCCCGTTTTGCCCTTGTCCTGGTGAACAAAAAATAAACCATAGTGTTCCAAAGCATTATGATCATCAGTACTATTACAAAAAACACTGTCGCGAATGTCAGAATGAGTTTCGCCAATATCGGCACCCGAGTATTGAGGAAGTCTACGATCTTCAGGTTTAATGTAACTAAATTCACGGAACCTCCACACAATGTGCAACAACGGATAAATACAATTAAATAAAATTTGAAACGGATAACCTATAAAAATAAAAATTACCCACCTAACAAAACCAGTCATAACTTCCCTCCCAATTTAGCTGCTATATTTCTAAGAACGGACTCACCTATCTGCTGCTTTTCATCTAAGGCTTTCAAAACTTCCTCGTCAATACTAGCAGCACACACTAAATCTATACGCGTCACTTTCTCATGAATGTTTGAGCCGCCGCGATAGTTTCTTGCTTCTGCCTGTATGTCGTTTTCTAGTGAGAAGTTTCGTGAATAAAAAATTGAGTAACTAGCAGGTATAAGATTAATCCCAATACCACCGCTACCAGGATGTCCCAGGAATACTCGGACATCTTTCTCGTTATTAAATGCATCAACTGCTTCCTGCTTTGCCTTAGCCGTAACATCACCATGTACCTCCACGTACTTAATTTTTAGTTTCTCAAACACCGAGCGTAGTTGCGCATAATTCTGCCGAAACACTGCCCATACTATTACTTTATTACTTGGCGTGAGCTCTGCTAGCAACTCCTCCACAGCATCAAGCCGTGGGTTGTCTTTAAATTCCTTAAGACTTCTCTCGCCCACATCCTCCTCAACAGCAACAAATCCTGAAACTATCTGCTGCAGCCTTAGGCCTCGAGTAATAGCAAGCTCAGCTATAGCCACCTTATTATCCACTGCTGCAATGAAATCTTTCAGCATCGAATCATAAGCACGCTTCTGGTCTGCGCTCATCTCTACGTAAACTTTCTTCTTCACAAGAGGGGGTAGATCTAGACAGTCCTCTTTTTTTACACTCATTGAGACCTGGGAGATCTTAGCCCTCAGCTCCTTATCAGTACCCGCTCTCGGGACCCAGTCACTCCATGAGACATGTGCAGGAGCTCCTGCATTTTTGTCGTAGAAATATTTTGCACGGAAACCAAAAAAATTCTTACCTAGCGTCTGACCCCCATCAAGAATTCTAAATTGAGAAAACAAATCCATCATTGAATTAAGAACAGGAGATCCCGATAGCAGGTATTTAAACTGCGCCGTATCAGCTAGCTTTGTTGCCATCTCAGATCTGCGGGATTTGGCATCTTTAAGTTTATGAGACTCATCACATACTAGTATATTAGGCCTGTACTGCTGCAGCAGTGGAAACAAATCCTTAATCAAAAGACTCTCGTAATTTGTAATTAAAACCTTAGGCCTGCCCATCACAGATTTTAGTATCTCAACTCTCTGCTTACCCGTGCCCTCTAGAATAACTATATCTTCTTCTTTAAGATTAGAATGCATCATCCACTCACGCTTCCAGTTAAGAAGCGTTATCGGCGGAGATAAAATAAGTGTGGGTAAAATACATCTGACTTGAGCAAAACGCATACGTACTGCATTGATGCAGGTAAGCGTTTTCCCAGCACCCACTTCAAAGAAAAATGCAAAGTGAGTTAGGTTCTTGCTTTTAAGTAATGCTTCCTGCTGGTGCTTCCAGGGTTTTATCTTTAGCTTTATTCCTAAAGCTCTCTCTAAACTCTCTAAGCCCAATTCGCTCTTGCTCTCGATGCTCATCAACTGTTAGCTGCTGGCAATTAGGACACGGATGTATAGCTCCTACCTGATCCTCAACGACCTGAGTATCATGGCAGATATCACAAAATGGTGGCATACACATGGGCCCTAGGCCGCTGCCCCCTATTTCTTTTTCTTGCTGGATTTTTTCGTGGCTTGTTTTTTTGCTTCGTAGGCTATGGCTAGAGCTTGCGATAACGGTTTCCCCTCATCTCGCATTTTTGAAACGTTCTCTTTAAAGGTCTTCTGGGATTTCCCCTTTTTGATTGGCATCTTCTGTCTCCTTTTTCACACAGTCTGCAGGATGATACGTGCACTGTTCAGTCTCTGTCATACACCTAAAATAGTTACCGTCCCATAGCTTGCGACATAATTGTTGTGATGCACAGCCAGATAATACTAGCACCAGTAAATACTTCATCAGTGCGTTACGTCTTTTGCAAGTTCGCCAAATAGCGCATCAGTTAGACGCTCGTACACTTCATTCACAGTAGGCCACTCTTCTATACGTGTAGTAGTGAGCTCAGCCGTTAGGGCCTCATGCAAATCCAAAACGCGAATTAGGGCTTCATCTTTTATTTGTCTATCGTCCACTGTGCTCATTGATTTAATGCCTCTATGAATTGTTTGAACCATTCGAGCTCTACAAACTTAACTAACTCGCCTCGCTCGTCTCTAACATCAATAAACTTTTCTTCTGGGATTTCAGTTGGCAGTTTAACAGCTCTGTTTGATTCCAGGCGCCCAATTTCTCGAGCTTGTTTTAAGGCGAGTGAAATGACCTTAACCTGAGTTTCTTTAATTGAGGCAAGGTCATCTCTATTGCTAATGTTGGCAATTAAATCAACCGCACCTCTAGCTATTTTTTCAGCCCAATCTTGTTGCTGACTCATAACTGCCACCATTTCCTTTTTTAATAAATTTGCCTTTGCCTCGGTAACCCCAAGTCCTTTTAAATAGCCTTTAAATAATTCGCGAGCCCCATGAATTGGATCACTCATTCAAACACCTTTTCTGCTTTGGTTAATTCTTCCTCCGCGCGATATCTAGCAAAATCGAGTGGTGGATAAGAGGCTAATATCATAGGAGAACGGATAGATATGTCTTTGAGAGTCGCATGCATATTGTTCCACGACTCCAAAAGCTTTAGGACGAAGGCGGGGGAAAATGTTTTTAAATGTTTTTGCGTTTTATCATCTAAAATAATTAACATTCCGTTGTAATTGGTAGCTGCAAAAACAGCTCCACGAAACTTAACCGCACTTTCAAATTCAGTCTGTGCAGCTTTAGCAATCTCAATAAGCTCTTTTATTTTAGTTTCTACGTCGCTCATTTTAAATCCCTGGGTCTGGTTTATTTGTGATATCTTGTTCGCTCGTTTCAGGGGAAATGGCTTTGCGAGGCACAAGAACTAATTTTCCAGTTTTTGGATCTACATATGTAATAGGTGTGTGATTCTTTGCGGGTCTCATAATTTCTTTAAATGCATTTTCTATGTTTTTCTTAGTTTCATTATCTAGGTCCCAGTCTTGTTCGCTCATTTTAAATCCCTCTTAAAATAAATGTAGTGCTTCTCAATAACGGGTTTCCAGAATTGCCACCACTTGGGTTTGATTCTTTCAATTCGTTCAGTACCAGCCACAAATGCGCCCATTATTATCGTGTCACCATTTTCTAGCGTGGCTTCTCTTTGAATTGAATAAACACCTGCAATCGGAGGTGTGTATGTAAATGATTGCCCGTACTGCCCGTGAATAGAATCGCTTGTAGGATCAAGTTTGTTTTTCATAAAGGTCCTCAAAATAGCAATATGTTGCAATCGGTATAAGAAAAAATACAAAAACAATCGCAAATGGAATGAAAACAAAGAAGATCCATAAGGTCGTTTTAAGAAAGTTCTTCATCAGCATCCATCTTTTCAAGAATCTCTAAGGCGCATTTTTTCTTTGTGTAATCCTCGAAAACCATAACTACTACTTGATAGTCATCTAATGTCGGCCCAAAAACGAAAAGCATTCTTAGTAAATCAATCGGGGATATATTTTTTTCGTTGCCCATATCTTTTTCCTTTAAACATCAAGAGAGTAGTGTGGACAGGACTCGAACCCGCGGTGCTCGACGTTGTAACGGTCCCACGACCCTGGTCAAGCACTCATCATGGGCTTAGGTTTAAGCCTCTCACCCACACACTACTCACTTCAGGTTTAAAACCTCACTTCTCCGTCTCAATAATATCAAATCCCTGCACTACAAAATAATAATCCTCAGTGCGAAAACCATACTGCTCTGCCCACTCATAATCCTCGTACGACCCTGCAGGAATAGAATCCATCTGAAAGTCCTCGCGCTTTTCCACTGCCCAATATTCCTTAGAGTCTAGAGTCGCTCTTGATTTTGCGTCCCGCTCTGCACACTCTAGCGCTTCACGCTTGGTTCTAAATACTGCGCGAACAACCTCTTGCTCGTTAAATTTACCTACTGAGTATACAAAAACTTTCATGCTATTTTACAGCACACTCACAGAGACAACCGCGTCCTGACTTCCTACCTTTAAAGAACTTAGCCTTAGCTGCGCTATGCCCCTTCAATATGCACTTGCATAAACAGTAACTATCAGCAGACTCCACAACCTCAGATGCCTTCTTAAGTTTTTTATGACCCTGAAGCACAGGCGGCGTATCCAAATCCACAAAGGGGTCATCAAACTCTAGCTCAAGCATCGGCTCTTCTGCCAATGAGGCGTGTGCTAGCAGAATACTAGCAAATATAAAAGTTAATTTTTTCATGTGTCTAATCTCCTAATTGGTTGGGCCACACGGACTCGAACCGTGGCTAACAGAACCAAAATCTATTGTGCTACCAATTACACTATGGCCCGACTCTTTTGTGGCGGGGCTACCGGGAATCGAACCCGGCCTTCCTGATCGACAATCAGGCGTCGTAACCTACAGACTCTAACCCCACTTATGTATCAAGCCTTCCTCTAATATCAGAAATCGCTTCCTCAGGCTGGTCCATCTCTACAACCCTATGCAAATCCTTTAGAGATTTCTGCAAGTAAATGTAGCGGGTATCATGATCCTCTTCCCACAATGTCGAATCCATGGTTTGCAAATTCACGGCGTGCTGAATTTCTGAAAGCCGCTCTCTAAAGTACGTGGCAGGAGTATTCTTCTCGGTGACATCTTTTCTTGCCGCCTCATTAATTCGCCACAATATCTTATTAGCCTTCGGCCAAGTCGAAGGGTCTGTCCCATCCAATTCATCTGCTATCTGCTGCAATATCCTCAGTACATGTTTCACGTGGAACTACCTCTCTCGCCAATCCTTCAAAAATACTAGCGCACAGACACTGGATGCAATAATCCAGGGATCAATCCCTGCCATCATCATAAAAACCATGAATGCAAAAAATAGTATCGTGTCTATCGCTTCTCTAGTCACTTGAATCCCAATCATTTCTTAGAGCCAACAAGGTTCCATCCTTCTTCACAAGATACACTCCCGTGCCCCAGTGAACCTCAGGCTCATGTGTAAAATCCTCAAAACACTCATCACCACTTTTATAGGCCACATCCTGCAAATGCAGGACGACTCCATCTGTTCGTCTGTGCCCCTGCCGTATACGTAAGAAGCGACCGGGCTCCACGCCTATAGCTCTTGCGCCTAGAGATGAATAATATAAAAACTTCTCCGCCAACTGGAATACATCCTTAGTCTGATTAGTGTCCATACTAGCAAGGTACTAGCATTTATTCTTTTACGTCAAGAATGGCCCGAAGCTTTATCCTACCCGTCAGTGATCTCAGAATCTCGCGAAGTGCAGATACCGTTTTGCCCTGCTTACCAATCACCTTACCAATATCTTCTTTTCTACAAGTGAGCTCATAAACAGTAGTCTGCTCACCAGCCCACATGCGAACACTCACATCTTGTGGAAAGTCCACTATCTCCTTAATAAGAAACTCCAAAGTCGTGCGAACTTTCTCCTTAGCCTCCGCGCTAGCAGAAACCACAACAGGCGCAGCTACATCCACTGATGCTACCACCGCAACACTCCCCTCAGCCCCATCCTTCACTTCATCCATCCCATCATCATACCTTCTGCACACTATTATTAGAAACACCACTGCATTATTCTAAAATAAAATTGCGCCCTGCGTGCTTTGACTTTTTACAAAACTCCCCGCATTTTAATTACTACACCGTTTGTAACTTTTTAATATCCACAGGGGAAGTGAGTACCGCGAATGAATCCATCCATAGAAACACGCCTAGAATCCAAACCAATCGAAACCACTCTGAAAATCCAAATCAGAAAACTTAAATCCGTAGGCCCAACAGGAATGTCCACAACTAAAACAGACATCCCATTCGACACAGGTCAGGAATTCATATCTGTAAACCAGGTACTCAAAACACCTTGGACCGAACTCTTTCAGAAAACTCACACCACCGACACTAAAGATCTCTTCTTTACCCTCGGATTTAGCGACATCGATAACCCCATATCTCGCCAATGGCTCGCTCAAAAAGTTATACTCTTTGACTGCGACAAAGCTAACTACGAGCGCAGAAGAGACTACCTCGATGTGTTCGCAGAAATTGCTAAACTCCCAAGAGGATTCTTCGCCGCCACCTGGACCGGAGGAGGCATCCACATCCTCGTGTCTCTAAAAAACCCCATCGATAAAAAAGACTTCTTCACAACTCATAAAGTCGCCTACCAAATAATACTAGCTAAACTCGATGCCGCCTGCAAAAAACAAGGTCTCCCAGGAACCTGGGATCCACAAGTATTTGCCCCTCAATACATGAGCAGAATCCCGGGCTCCATCAACTCCAAATACACAGGCAATATCGCTAAAGTTGAACTCCTGCAGGACTCCCTTATAGATGTCGACTTCGATATCTCTAAACTCTCAGGACTCCCTCAAGTCCCTGCAAAAGAAATGCTATCAAAAAAGGAGTTAGCCTATTTCAAGATAGACACCACAACCGTACTCACAGGATGCGAATTCCTTAAATACTCCAAACAAAATGCAGCCGTGCTCTCTGAACCCGAATGGTTTGCCATGCTAGGCATAGTATCAAAACTACAAAATGGCAGCGAGCTAGCACACGAAATGTCTCGCGCACACCCAGACTACACACAGGAAAATGCTAACGCTAAACTCGACTACATCAAACGAAGCCAACTAGGTCCCCGCACCTGCGAATCCATTGAATCCATGTTTCCAGGCTGTAAAGACTGCAAATTCTACAAAAAAGTTCGCTCACCTGTGCAAATCAAAGGTGACAAATTCATCGCAACCCGTGAGTCAGGATTCTCAAGAGCTACAGAGAATGGAAAAACCCTGTTCCAACACCACGACCTCATGCTCCACTTCAACGAAGAAAACCCCTTTGCTTTCGTCCCCGAAAGAAAGAAAATTTTCGTGTGGGACGGGAAACAATGGAACCCCAGAAGCGACTCAGAAATGAAACAATACGCCCAAGAAAACTACAAACCAGCAGATAAAGTCTCTAATAATACCGTCTCTGAATTCTGGGGACTCATCTCAAGAGTAAATGTAAAACCATTCAACACTTTTCTCGATACCCCCGAGCTCAACGGCAAACTCAACCTACAAAATGGCGTATTCGATATCGAAACAAATGAACTGCTCCCACACTCCCCGCACCTAGGATTCCAGGATACCCGCGCATTTGAATTCATACCAAATGCAGAAGCCCCTCTATTTTCTAAAATGATCCGCGATGTAACTAATAATGATTTGCAGATACAAAATATCCTGCAGGAATGGTTCGGCTATACCGTAGCAGGAGTAGAACCCTTCGCTCAAAAAATGCTCATCTGCACAGGCGAAGGACAAAATGGAAAATCTAAACTCCTCGAAATACTAGCAGCACTCGTAGGAAAAGAACGCTTCTTCACCACATCCTTTAGCTCCCTACAAAAAGACCACGTCCTCGCTAACTTTGAAAATAAAGACATGCTCTTCTTTGATGAAGTCCCCTCTAAAGGAGAAAAAGCTACCTGGGAATTTCTCAAATCCCTCTCATCAGGATCCGCTGTAACTGGAGCTCACAAATTTGAAAAAGCCATAACCTTCAAAATGAAAGCTAAAATTGCCATGACCTGCAATACACTCCCACACGGCACAGACCCCACTCACGGATACTTTAGAAGACTACTCATCGTACCCTTCAACGCCACCTTCTCTAAAGAAGCAGGAAACCTGGACTCCACAATCGCAGAACGAATCATTAGAGATGAGCTTCCAGGTGTCCTAAACTGGGCCATTGAAGGATATAGACGACTTAAATCGCAGGGATGGCAATTCTCCTCATCCAAGGCCATGGACGACACCCTTAACGAATATAAGACAAATGTGGACTCACTCACCAGATTCTTCAAAGACTACCTCGAAATCGGCGAACAGATGGCCGATTCCACGGAACCACTAGCGTGCGAACTTTCAGGAAAATGGTACTTAGATGTCGATGCACTGTATAGAAAATACGCCGAAGAGGCGGAGGAAAATGGCGGGTTTGCTTCAGGGAAACCAGGCTTTGTTATGCGTTTAAAAGTATACCTAAAGGGCTTGATTGGGGGTAGTTGGGTGAAGCTTGATACAGGTGATCGGGACTACATGCTAGTGGGCCGAAGTGGGCCAGCTGGGCCAGACAAAAATGCAAATATGATTATTCTGACAAGGAGAAGAGTGTCGGTTACAAGAAGGTATTTGTTGCTTGGCGTTAGACTTTCTGGTGAAATAGCTCCTCAGGAGCATTGAAGTGGGCCAGTGGGCATGAAGTGGGCCAGTGCTTTTTTAGTTCTAGTATTATTTTAAGGGTAGTAGAAGCTGTTTTTACCCACTGACCCAGTGGCCCACTAATATATAAGTTATAAGTAAATATTTATCATATAGCATTCACTGCAAATATGTACCTGAAAAGGTACATGTATGAAATCCCCCAGAGTCTGGGAAACCTAGTGGGCCAGGGTCCACTGGGCCAGCGGGTGTTTTTGCAATGTTTGTCACGTTAAGGTTTTAGACCCTGCTCAAACTTCACTAGAGAAGCCGACTTCTGGTGCTCAAACCGTGATGGAATAGACTTACTGAATAGGGAAACCGTGGCGGACCAAGAAGGCTGTGCGAACCCGAGTTCGCCGTCTACCTGGTTTGATACCGAGTGGATGATCATGGAGGTCGATCCATCCATCAAGGTCAGCGACTGGGTGCAACGGTAGAACGGGGATCCTGAAAGCCAGGTCATCATCTTACTGCATTGTTGTGACGCAAGGAGTATAGATCCTGCACCTTGTATTTCCGATGATTGCAAATAGCGCTTGACTGGTGGGACCTGGTTTGATTGCTGCAAATAAAGTTCATCTTTTGCAGTACTGAAAGCCTCATGCCTGTCAACGGCATAGAACAAATTCGTTTGATTGACTGCGGCGGTTAAGTTGTAGAGCTCGGGCACTGATAGTGTCGAGCCGTCTATTCTTATGGTCATCAAAGGGCTTTGCTCACGGTCTAAGTTCTTTGTGCTAGAGCATGCTTGGATAGCAAAACATATGGTCACGTATAGCAACATATGGTCACGTATGGTATATTTCATATTGGGTCCTTCTCTTGTTTCAATATATGTTTTCCCTCAAATAAAAGTTACAAACAAAACGGTGTTAACTTTGCGAGGCAACAGGGGGATCTATTTCAAACTCTCTGCTTAACGCCAACAAACTCCATCTAGATTTCGCTGACATTGTTGTTGAGGTTGTTGTGAATACATGCTCGGAGCACCAGGTATGTAGCGAGTACCGTTGTTCTGCATTTGCTGAAACATTAGGTATGCATTCGCTGCACCAGCGGCGTTGAATGATCCACGTCTTTGAGGGTTGTACTCAGTTGCACAAGCACTAAATAAAAGAGTCACTGCGGTTATAAGTATAAGTTTCATATTTTCTCCTTGTTTATTAATTCCACTTGGATCTGAACTATTTCAAATCCCATCTCCTTAAGAGTGAATACTTGCTCCATGTTTAAACTCTTGCGGCCTATTACCTTACAGATGAGAGCAGCCTGTTTATTTTGAGGATATGCTAGGTCTCTGCCGTAAACAGTTTTGATTGTGAAGTTTAACTTGTTGTCCATTCTCGCCCTCCGATCTATGTTTCTTTCGAGTTGTCAACCAACTCATACATACAGAATAGCCTAATTAACGCAGTAAGTCAATTACTATTTAGATTAATCTTAGGTTAAGTAAACGCTTCAAGCTTACATATAAAGGACCATGTGTAATCTTAACGATACCTTTATAATTCTCCCTCGAGTTCACATGGTTTTAATGTAGTCAACGCTTACAGATAAAATTCCCGAACCTCGCGCCGCGCCGCCCAATTTACGGAGTTATCCACAAAATTGTGGATAACTATGCCGAGTTATCCACAGCCGACTGCGTCAATTCGAATATTCGTGGATTTTAGATGCACCGCTCTCGAATCAAGCGCACCTTGCGTATTGACAACACGTACATCACATATCAATATGTTACAGTTAACGATAATTTAAGTTATCGTCACATGTGGTTGATTATATTACCCATTCGCACCTCGCCTCAATGGAGGGGGTGGGGGGTAAGACCGAGATTAATTTCAATGTGCCCCCGCCCGTAAAATTTCATTTCAAAAAATTTTCAAAAAATCCAAGCCCCTGATATCATTAAATCAAAAATGACCATATATGTATGGTCACAGTGGGGTCTGATAAAACAATGATTGGTAGAAATCCTCGAAGCATTGGCGACAAAGTAGCTAGTTTAGAAAACGCAATTTCTGATGAAGTTGATCAAGTGATGCCGCATTCGATGGGAGATCCGTTCGACACAGAAAACCCCCGGTCTCTTTGCAACCTGGTTCCAAAGAAGCTTAGGGAAGCGATTCTAAATCCTGAATTACCGCGAAAATATTTAGAGATGCCTGAGGCGACGATGATGTTGCATTTAGAGAAGCATCTTGAGGCGCGGGATTATAGGTTGAGGCTAGCATTTTGGGATGAATACAATGCTGCAGTTTCTGAGGACAGGTTGATGCGAGTGGATCAGTTTGTTGTTCGGATTACAAACATTGCATATTTTTACAGGGTATTTGTTCCGAATAAGTACAAAATAATATTCATGTTGAACCCTCCTGCAAATTACAAAATCACGATGCGGGAGCTGTTGAATTTTTCGCTAAACAAGATGCGCGAGATAGTTTCCTTATCTTTGCTTGATAAAAAAGGTCAGCCCAACGTTCATCTTATTCGAGAGATGATTAAAATTTTCGCTCTTGCAGATGCCAGGGTTCAGGGTGCCGTGAAGCAGACAATTGATATAAATCAGAAGTCGATGAATGTGGAGATGACTCTTGAGGAGGCGAGAAAGCTTAAGAAGGAGCATCAGGGGCAAGATCCTGTGGACGCGCTGGATGCGGAGATCAACCGTCTTGAGAGAGAGGTAGCGTCTCTGCCAGAAAAGAGTTCTCTGCAGGAGTTAGCACTAGCAAATAATATTGTGATTCCAGAATCCGTGGATGCTGTGTATGCGGATATAAACGAAGAGTCTAGAGATGAGTGATGATGATAGTGTAGTGCTAGCAAAGTTACATGGGTTGAAATCTCGTAGAGCCAAGCTGAGGGAGCTTGAGCGGTTAAAGAATATAAAGAATTCTTTGAGGGAGCAGTTGCCTCATTTGTATGGTTATCCGTGGTATGCGTGGGCGAAGCGATTTTTTGATAGCACGAATCACATGAATTTAATTTGTGCTGCCAACCAGATTTCCAAGAGTTCCACACAGATTCGTAAGTGTATTGATTGGGCAACAAATCCTGACAAGTGGCCGACGCTTTGGAGGAATACGCCGAGGCAGTTTTGGTATATTTATCCCTCGCAGGAGGTGGCCACAATTGAGTTTGATAAGAAGTGGGTTCCTGAGTTTATGCCGAGGGGGCCGATGAAGGATGATCCTATATATGGGTGGCAGGAGCAGCGGGATCGAAAGAGTGGTCAGGATTCTATTCGTAAGGTTGATTTCAATTCTGGTGTGAGTATTATTTTCAAGTTTCATTCTCAGAAGGTTTCAAATCTTCAGACGGCTACTGTGGATGCGGTGTTTGCAGATGAGGAGCTTCCTGAATCTATGTACGATGAGATTCAGTTTCGGTTGGCAGCGACTCGTGGATATTTTCATATGGTATTTACTGCGACCTTGGGTCAGGAGTTGTGGAGACGGGCGATACAGCCCGCCAATAAAGATGATGAGATGTTCCATGCTGCTTTCAAGCAGCGGGTTGGGATGTATGATTGTTTAGCTTACGAGAATTCAACTATTCCTACGCCTTGGACGAAGGAGCTTATAGAGCAGGAAGTGATTCCAAAGTGTAAGAATGAGGCGGAAGTAAGAAGGCGAGTTTTTGGTGAGTTTGTAGTTGATAGTGGCAAGAGTTACTACGGGTTTGATCCTGAGAGGAATGTGGGGTCATCGATTGTTAGGCCTCGGCCTGAGTGGCAGGTATATGCGGGCGTAGATCCTGGTAGTGGGGGGCAGAATCACCCTGCTAGTATTGTTTTTGTTGGGGTGGAGCTTGGTAATCGTAAGGCGTACGTGTTTCGGGCGTGGCGAGGTGATGGGATAGAGACTACTGCAGGGGATGTGTTTGAGAAGTATCAGGCTTTATCGCGGGACTTGTCGGTTGTGGATAGACGTTATGATTTTGCTAGTAAGGACTTTGCTACTCTTGCCGAGCGAGCTGGGGTTACTTTCAATAAGGCGGATAAAAGTCGGGTATTGGGTGAGGACTTACTGAATACGTTGTTTAGAAATCAGATGCTAGTAATAGGCGGGAATGATCCTGAGCTTGGTAAGCTTATTTCTGAGCTTATGACTTTGCAGAAGAAGACGGATAAAACCAAAGCGAAGGATGATCTCATTGACGCGCTTAGATATTGCATTATGGGGATTCCGTGGGATTGGGAGGCGCTCAACTCTGTACCAGAAAAAGCCGAAGAGGAACGTGTTTTGAAGCCTCTAACGGATCGGGAGATTTTGGAGGAGGAGATCAAGCAGCGTCGTGGGCGCTTCGAGTCAAAGCGCCAAGAAGATGTATCTCAGCTAGCTTGGGCAGATGAGATTGATGAGATAGACTACTGGAATAGTGAATATGGTGGGGGCTGATCTTTGGGAGCGAAGGTTTCTGATTTAATAAAATTAGTGAGAGAAAGTTCTAAGATGGGAGTTTCCCGCTTGGAATTTGGAAATTTTAAAGTAGAATTTAGAGATATCAAAGGGGCAGAGGATTCAGGCCAGAATCAAGTGCCTGCTATGCCAGGCCAGGCAGCAGGATTGCCAGAAAATAACGAAGATTTTGAGAGCAGTAGCGTAAGCCGGGATAGAGCTTTGCGTGGTCAGGTAGATTTATTCGATGATTCGGTGATACGGGACATGGAGGTTGCGCAGCAACTGATAGATGATCCTGCAGGATTCGAGTCAGACCAGATCAGGGAGCATTTAGAGGGTCAGCGTATTGCGGGGGAGCCTGATGAAGAAGCACAAGCTTGATGAATTGAATTCGATGTATTCGGAGGCTGAGGAGGCTGATCGGGATTTATTTGCGGAGCAGAGATCTAATATTTTGCTAGTAGCAGGTGAGCATTATTCAAAGACGATGGGTCGTGCGCTCACCAGGATTCGTGAGTATTCAAAGTTAGCAGAGACGACGAAGCTTCGTCTTACAAAAAATCATATTCATAAGATTACTCGTTATTATGAGAATCAGATTCTTTCTAAATCTCCTGGTGTTACTATTATTCCGCAAAATGAGAATGAGCTGCAGGATAAGAAGGATGCGGAGTTAAATCTTGCGGTTTGGAATCATTATAAGAGAGCTGCAAAAATAAAAGAGAAGATTCGTAAGTGGGTCGAGCATTTCGTTCAAGTAGGCGAGGTGGCGTGTAAAATATTTTGGGATCCAAGTAAGGGTCAGTTGATGGGGTATTCTCCTCAGGTAGATGAGCAGGGCATGGAGCTTGTCGATGAGATGGGGCAGCCTGTTGTTGACATGGAGAAGCCAGTTTTTACAGGTGATTTCGTATTTGAGACGTTAAATGGATTTGATTTACTGAGAAGTAAGTCAGCTCCGAGTATGGAGGATAGTCCGTACCTGATATATCGCAAGATGGTTGAGAAGAAGACTTTGATGGCGATGTATGCCTCAGAGCCCGAGAAGCTTAAGGGTATTGAGGATAGTGAGAAGCAGACATTTGTAGTGTTTGATCAGAATTCCCAGTCTTATTCTAAAGAAGATAAGAGAGTACTAGTAAAAGAGTATTATTTTAGAGCCTGTCATCAGTATCCAACGGGGTATTATTTCGTTTGTACTGAGACTGCTATCTTAGAGGAAGGGGAGCTTCCGTTTGGAATATTTCCGATTTTGTGGAAGGGGTTCGATGAATATCCTACGACTCCTAGGGGGCGCTCGATCATTAAAGTGGTCAGGCCGTATCAAGCGGAGATAAACCGAGCGAGCAGCCAGCTTGCTACTCACCAGGTCACTGTTGGGGATGACAAGATAATATATCAGGCGGGTACGAAGTTAGCGCCGGGAGCTCTCCTTCCAGGGGTTCGTGGTATGACATTTCAGGGGGCGCCTCCGCAGATTTTACCTGGTCGCGATGGTTCGCAGTTCATTGGATACATTGGTCAGCAGATAGATGAGATGTATGGGGCTGCGATGATGGAGGAGGTGTTGCAGGAGGATAGTGGCAACATGGAGCCTTATTCGCTTTTGCATCGCTCGATGAAGACGCAGTTAAAATTTGCGAAGTATGGTGAGAAGTTTGAGGAATTTTTGAAGGATGTTTGTTTAACATTCTTGGAACTTGCTAAAAAGTATTTACCTGATGACATGTTGATTTCTGCTGTTGGTAGATCTGAGGCCGTGAACATTGCGGAGTTTAGAAAAACTACGCCGCTTGTGTATCAGATTTCAGTTGAGGAGCAGACAGATGCTGTTGATACGCAGTTAGGTAAGCAGATCACGTTTACACATCTTTTACAGTACGCTGGTACTTCGCTTACACGTGAGGACATTGGTAAATTGATGAAGAATATGCCCTTTGTGAGTAACAAGGAGTTGTTCTCGGATATGACCATTGATGCTGACTGTGTTCAGAATGATATGTTGGCTTTAGAGCGTGGCGAGCAGGTGGATGTGAATCCGTATGCGAACAATGAGTATTATGTGCAGAAATTTTCGCACAGGATGAAACAGGCGGACTTTAGATTCTTAGCTCCTGAGATTCAGCAGATGTACATGCAAGTGATGCAGATGCATGAGCAGGAGATTGCAAGAAAAGTGGAAGCTGAGAAAGCGGCCCAGAGTGAGTTTATTCCAGTGGGTGGCGCGATGATCAAGGCAGATATGTATGTGCCTGATGTGAATAATCCTGCAAAATCGAGTCGAGTAGAGCTACCGTTTCAGGCGGTAGATTGGTTGATTAAGCGTTTAGAGAGTCAGGGGATGACCATGGATATGCTTAAGCAGATGAACGCGCAGAACATGATTGATATTATGGGCGCAACAGGAATTCAGCAAAACGGAGCAACAGGGGGAGCTCCTTTGCCTGCGGGACAAGCGGCAATGATACCTCCAATATTAGGGTAGGAAAGACTCTAAGAAAGGTTTTTTGATATTATGGATATGACACCAGCGACAGAGACGGCATTTGAGGCAGAAGCGACAGTTACGAATACGGATACGTTATCGGATAAGGTAGAGGCAGCGGTAGCTGCGGATAAGGCGGCGGATACAGCTATTGTATCGGAAGAGGTTAAAGAAACTTTAGCCACGAGTGCGCCTGAGATTAAAAAAGATTTGGGTAAGAAGTTAGATGGTACTGCAAAAGCAGAAACTGTTACTGCAGAGAAGTACACGCCATCGTACAAGTATAAAGTTAAGGATAATGAATTAGAATTTGAGGAATGGCTTAAGCCTTTAGTGAAAGATAAGCCGACAGAAGAGAAGCTCAGAGATCTTCTGACACGGAGCCACGGGATTGAGGAAGTTAAAAAATCAAGAGATGATTTTAGATCTCGGCTTGATGAGTTGGAGCCCAAGTACAAGAATATAGATTCGAGTCTTACGTACTTATCGGAGCTTGTTAACAAGGGTGATATTAGAAGTTTTGTTGACGCTATCAAACTTCCAAAAAAGGAACTTCTTCAGTACGCTATAGAAGAGCTTAAATATTTACAGCTTCCTGTCGAAGAGAGAAACAGGATTGACACTCAGAGAGCAGAGCAAGAGAGGCTAGTATCTCTAGAGAGTCAGAACATGACTTTGCAGGATCAGTTATATCGAGCGAGTGTTCAGACAAGGGAACAGGAATTATCGATGGTGACATCCCGACCGGATGTACAAACCGTCGTGAATCAATTTAATGCAATGGTCGGAAAGCCAGATGCATTTAGGGCGAAAGTTGTTGAGAAGGGCCTGACACACTTTCACTTAACGGGGCAGGATTTAACTGCTCAGCAGGCCGTAGACGCGGTACTTTCAGAAGTAGGACCATTTCTGAGAGCATCCACGGGTACAGTTACAGCGCAGACGGGCGGGCAAGCTCAGATGGGCGGAGTACAAAACGCAACTCAGGCAGGACAGCCGGTGGTTGTGAGAGAAACAAAACCAACATTACCAAACATTCAATCGGGTGGTGTTTCGCCTGTTAAGAAACAGCCGAGATCACTTGATGATTTAAGAAAATTACGAGCTCAGTTAAATGGGTGAGTAGTTTTTAGAAAAGGATTTATAAATGTCTACGACACGTAGTTTTCAGGCGATGCTCAATGAGTATCTGCCAAATGATTTATTGATGGAAGAAATGCTCAAGAGAGATTGGGTATTGACCAACATTGAAAAAGATAACAACTGGAAAGGTGGCAAGTTAATTGTTCCCTTCAAAGGCCAACAAGCTTCATCGATCAAGATGGGCGGATTGACCACTTCTTCTGATATCGCTGAATACAAATATGTTCGCGGTTCAGTTGATGATTATGTCGAAGCTTGGGGTTCATTGATATTCAATCACCGAGATCTTATGGATCACAGTGGTCGAGTTAAAGAAGATTCATTTTTGAAAATCTTGCCTGACCAAATCGACGAGTTCATGACCTATATGAAAGGAACTGTTTCTGTTCAATTGGGAACTGGTCCTCATTTTGCAACTCTTACAGCAGATGGAACTGCTGGTGGTTTGATCACGGTAGATCATATCGATCGTTTCGAGTTAGCTCAAAAAGTTACACTTGTTGACGGTAACACTGCTGCTGGTGATTACTATGTGATTGCAATCAACGTAAATACTTCGGTTGTTACGTTGTCTGCTACTCGTGGTGGCGCTGCTGCTGACGTTTCTGCATACACAACTGCACAAGCTGCAAAAGTGTACACAGACGATGCTGATACAACTTCATTTACCTCTATTAAGTCGGCTCTTTTGAGTGCTGCTAATGGTGGTTCTGCAAACTTGTACGGTGTTTCTAAACTTGCTTACCCCTACCTCCAAGCTGTGAACGTTGATGGTTCTGCTATCACTGCTTCAAACATCTTGGGCGCTCTTTTTGATGCTTACACAGAAGTACGTCAAAAAGGAAAAGGCGGTCGTGCTGATACTTTCTTAATGAGCTACAAAAATGGTGGTTCAGTAATGAAGGCTGTTGAGACACGTACTGAAGCTAACGCAAATTTCCAAGCTACTGTTTCTGGCAAGAGCGCATCTATTTACGGTTGGGATGAAATTGAAATCACCACTGTAAAAGGTAAACTCAACATTGTTATGATTCAGGAATGGGATGACGACGTTATCGCCATTGTTGATAAATCAGCAATGAAGTTCTACTCGAACGGATTCTTTAAGAAACGTAAGAGCCCCGATGGTCAAGAGTTTTTCGAAGTGCGAAATACTACTGGCTATCAGTATATCGTTGACGTTTGTCTCTTTGGCGAGCTTGTAGTTCACAAGCCCGGCAACTGTGGCATCATTCACACGGTAGCTTACTAAGCTTAATTGGGCAGGGGTGAGAGCTCCTGCCCACTTTTTTGTTTTGGGGGATAAATGGCAACATCAAAAACAGATTTACTTGAAACTCATAAGAATGAGTTGGTTAAGCAATACATAGAATTTGATGGTCAGAATCGAATTTCTAAAGTTTACACAGCATACTCAGATGCTGGTGATGGTATGCCTTGCGAAGTAACTGAGTACATATACACGGGACCAGCTACGACTACTTTGAAAGCTAGGAAAGAAGGTAGGGCTGTATGGGACAGCGCTTGGGACGCTGATTTCACGGTGGAAACATGAGCATTTTTGAGAAATCTCGTTTTGAGATTTGGAATGCATCCCAACATCCATATAAACATACTTTGGATGATTTTGGATATTCTAATCCTGCTTTGCCGACATCTTCGACGATTGCGGCGGCGCTTGATTATCTTTTTGCGGTAATTTATCCGAACACAAAAGCAGCAGTAGCAACTGTTGCGGCTTTGCCAGTGGTTGGTAACACTTTAAATGATTATCGTGTTGTTACTGACGATGGTGATGGGAATTCTG